CCCATAAAACCGTTACGATTCTTTCTCAAAGCGCATTCAATAATATCACTATTATTACCACGGCCAAGAGCAAGTACCCAGTCAGCATCATAAGCAATCTGTCTAGACCAAGCAGTCTGTCCAAGAGTAGGGACTGTTGAAAGATCATTCACATCATCTGGGGTAGCAGATGAGATAGCAATGATAGGAACTTCTTCACCAATAGCCATAAGTTTAAGTTCTCTTGAAAGGTTCTTCATTCGTACCGTTTCATTATCTGACTTCTGATTAGGAGCCATCAACTGAAGGTAGTCAACGATTACAAAGTCTGGCTTGTACTGGTCAATCTTTCCACGGAGAACTGAAGGGTTAATTTCTCCACCCTGATCATTTGAAATGATATGGAACTCTGGCTTACCCTGTAGATGCTTAGCATGCCAAGCCTTAAGAGTATCTAGTTCAACATCTCCATTGCTTAACTTTCTGTGAGACCAAAGTCCTTCACCCATAATAGTAAATACACGGTTACGAACCTCTGTTTCTGACATCTCAAGAGAGATTACAAGGGGTGTTCTACCCTGCTTCCAGGCCTGTACAGCGAAGTATAGAGCCATCCATGACTTTCCTATACCTGGGTATGCTAGAAAGACTCCTAACTGCCCTGGCATAATTCCAGAAGGAAGATAGTTATCAAACCCTGGTAGGTTAGTTTTAATTCCAACGTGGCCTGCTGCTTGCTGAACCTTTAGGTTTTCAAAGTATGCTACTGCTGATTCAAGATCCGTAACATCAATGTCACGAATTGCTGCAGTATTTTTCTTTAACTCAGAGGTTTGTGTAATTAAATCATTTAGCGCAACAGTGCCTTGGTTGTTTTGAACATTGCCTGCTGCTGATCTTAAAATATCTTTTAGGCTATCGTTTAAGTACTCACCCTGTAATTCTTCAAGGTGATGCTTGGTTGCTCCTACATTTGCTATTGGGGCAAAGTCTCTAAACTTTTCTGTTACAAGTTCTGCAGGTGGTAAAGACTTATTATTCTCAAAGTATAGTCTGATAAAGTTCCAGATATCTCCGTGAGTTCTAAGAAGATTATCTACGTTTGCCTGTAATAGAACGTGGATCTGCTTGTCTTGAAGAACTGCAGTAATTAGTTTGGACTCTGTGTTATTCACTTAGCCACTCCTTTGCCATTCTTCTACGCTCTGCTCTCTCGTTGTCGTCTCTACTTTTATCTTTTTGTGCCTGTAAAATTTTTTCTGCGTTATATGCAAAGTAATTCCAAGAAGGATTCTCTGCAACCTTAAAGTAATACTCAAGTATATCGTAACATCCTGAAATCCCATACGATTCAACTAAGGCATCTGAAGCCCACTGTTCTACGTTTAGATTAAGAGATGGCTTTGATTCGTACCTTGCGGTATGATACTTGCTGTATCTTGAAAGCAAAGCCATACGGTCTTTGCGCTCAGCCATTATTCGTTAATCTCTGCCTTTGCTTCGTTAATCTTTTCAGTTAACTTATCTTCAACAAACTTGTAGACACGCTCAAAAGCCTGATCTGCGGTCTCTCCATTGCGTCTTGTGTCAACTACCCCAAGATCAAGTCTTAGTGATTGAAAGTTTCCTAGGTTAAGCGTGTACCCAAGTGTAACAGATACCTTTGTGTCTTCGTTTTCCATTCCATACCCCTTGCTAAATAGATTCGCTCCAAATTGGAACAAACTGTCCGTCTTCTGTTCTTCTATATGTAAGTATACCATCGCCCATTCTTCGTGTCAACTCTTGCTTACTAGGCGTAATATCGTTTGTTATTAATTTGTCTTTTCTTGGTCTACCAATATGGTATGTAGCAAGTATATCACGGATAGCCTTAACCTGCGATTCTGAATAATATGATCTTACTTGGAATCCTCTAGCCCCACCCTTTTGAGATCCCGTTGGAAATGGAATGACTCCTCGTTTCATTAGTGATGGCATATATTTTTTATGACGATTAACTAAATCAGCAGTCTCTCTAACAGTATAGGCTCGCTCTCTTTTCTTTTTAAAATCAGAAACTAAACAACTTTCAATCTGATCTTTTGTGATATTATAAACAGACATAATACCATTAGACTTATTGAGGTGATGGATCCTTACAAGGTCTCCATTTAGAAACCAAACCTTTTTATTCCCTGGAATTACAGGGAGGACATTGTAGCCTTCGCTCTCGATACTTCCCTTTTTAATAGCCATGAACCCTCCGCAGAACTTGTTGGTGGATTAAAAAAATTTCTATTACCACAAGACATACAGTATGTTTCAAGATGGCCGATGGTTGTGTACTGTCTATCAAGAAACATTCTTCCTTTACACTTTTTACATCTCAGCATTAGTTTGGTATGCCAATGATAATTAGATTAACATTAAGAGATACATCTCCAGATGTATTAAACTTAACAAATCCACTAACAGAAGATGTTGATGGGTCATTTAAAATTACAGTAACGTTAGACCCTGCTGGAGTTTGTCCTACATTTATTGGAGTGGCAGTAACAATTGGGGCAAATCTAAACTCTCCTGTAAAAGAATGTGAGAATGGTAATTGATCTCCAGCAAGAACAGACCTGCTACTTGCAACCTTCTCAATTCCACCACGAACTCTAACTTCTGTAATTTTTCTATTTTGAGGACCATTGTCTAAAGTTTGAACCGTTACATAGTCATATGTGGCTGGCGATACTTCTTTTGCTAATTCATTTACTGCCTGTGCCAATTCATAAACATATGTTACATCTAGTGGTTGGCCACGCTCAGGTAGGGGTATTTTTGACATACTATAATTATACCACTAACGGCGTTGCTAAAGTAAAGATTGCTGCATTCGTATTATAAGTCTTAGGATAAACAGGCACCTGAACAGCAACTTGAAACGAAGATATACCAGAAGGAACCAAGGTTGAAAACTGGGTTGAAGTGGCAGTGGCTAAAAAGTACCAGTCCTTTAGGTTAGTCTTTATATATATGTCATACTCTTTAAAGATAGATATTTCGTTAGACTCTGAGTCAACCTTTGGATGTTGCCAAACCATATTGATGGCCTTTGTTGGAGACGTCCCTGTAACAATAACAGAGCAAGGAACTTTTTGGATCGTACCCTTTAATAAAAAATAATATGGAGACCAGTGTGAGGATCTGTTTTTGTCTTTTGATACCACCCTATATCTGACAAAATATCCTAAAGCATTTGAACTAAAGGCTGGCAGGTCTTCCTTTAAAACCGTAGCAACCTTAATATTATTATCTGGAACAGGGGTTGTTGTTGTCATTACGAAACATCCAAACCAAACCTGAACTCAATATGGCTTGAACTGTTTGCAATTTTTGTTACTGGTTTTAATGTTTCATTTTTGATAATTGAATATCCAGTTAAACCATATATAGGGTTTAAGTTTGTTGTATTTTCTAGTCTCAGTGCATCTAAACATACATAATATTCATCTGAAATAAAAATGTTTTCTGTAACAGGATCTTGCTCTCTTATTGTAACGTATACCTTTACTACATCTGAAATCTTCCAAGTAAACCCAGAACTTTTATTTAGTTCTTCAAATTTTGCCGTAGAAATAAAATATCTTTGATTTTCAAAGTCTACGTCTGCACCACTTAGTACTGTTTCAAACCTTGCATACTCTCCTTGATTGTGCACATCCCCTTCTGCAAACTCTAAAAGTATCTTTACATCGTATGGTTGCACATTTCTTCCAGAGTCTTTGTTTATTACTGAAAAGGCTAGCCTTAGTTCATCCTTTGGAGATGCTTTATCAAAGTCTAATACTGATCCAGTTAGCATCAAATGCTCTGGGTACTCATCACTGATTGTAAGATTACCCGTTATAGGGTCAACAATAATATCTGAAAGATCTCCTCTTAGTGCAATAATGCTATTTAAAAATCTAGCACCCTCATACCTTTTTGATCTCTTTGAATTAGGAAGTGATGTATCTGTAAATGTTGGATTATCTGCATTTGTAATAAAGGCTTTTTTGCTAGTTAGAATGTTTCCATTTAAATCTAATTTAGTTTCTAGGGCTTCTAGTTCTAGCGTTGTAGAACTATTATTATTGTGTTGCCAATTTTCATCTTTATTAAATAAAAATATAGTTCTACTGTCATTAAACTTTGCGCTTGGGTTAGATCCTGCAGACCAAATGCCAACCTCTGTTATATCGTATCTATCTAGTGTTGGTAGTTCTCCAGTAAATACAATTTTTGATACCCCGTCTTCTGTAACATATCCTCTAGAAGTTACTGGGATACGAAACATCTCAAAGTCCAAAGATTCTTTTGTTTTCATGGCATCTTTTTCAACCTGTGAAAACACATGAGAAGATGACACTGGGGTTGCTCCGCAGCCAATAGCGATGTAAGAGGCATAGGCTGGTGCCTGCCCTACTAAATATTTTGCTAAGATTGACTGTCCTGTGTTAGTTATCATTTTTACCCCTAATTAGTAATTGTATCATCAAAATATCCTCCTTGGTTAATTATCTCTATCTCTACCTGCTCTTCATCATCAATATTGATAACATTAACAAGAATATTGCCAGTACCCTCTTCTAGATATACAATAGATCCCTGAGATCCTCGCCCATATTTAGGTAGCCTGTCCTCAAGTCTTATAGAAAAATTCTTAAACAATAAATCTGAAGTACCACCAAGTTTAATTATATTGTTAGAGTTGTAGTCAAGCATTAGATTCTTTAGGTTTTTAACAATACTGTACATGATATTCTGGCCATTGATAGCATCTGCCCTAGAAATATTAATCAATTCTTGTCCGCCAATATCCTGAAATATAAGTTCGGTCATTACCTCATAGGCTAGTGGCTCATTTAAAACATCAATCTGATTTGGCGTAGCAACTTTTGTTGCGTTTGTCTGAGTGCTTCTTCCAAAGTCATTGGTCCATTCAATCGTTGCCTGGTTTGCTGTTGCATCAATCGCCATTATAATACCTCACTTAAGAATATAGACATTTCTGGTCCGTCTTTTGATTTTGAATAGTCTATGTTGTAGACCACAAATCTAGATCCAGAAGACCCAGCCTTGTTAATATTTTTTTCAATATAGTCTACCTCTACTATGTCACCCAACTGAATCATAGGGTTTGCAAATATCTTTAAGCCTATAGATTTTCTTGGCTTTGTTATTTTTTTAACCAACCAAGACATTAAATTTTCAGCAGCATCTGCGTTCTGAACATATGGAACATCTAGAGAAAAGTCTTTCTTGCCATAAAGCATTCTGCTTGCTTTTATATCTTCATAGTTTTTTGTAACTTTATTAACCGCAGTTATAAGGCCTGTTGAATCAAACTGCGGATCTGATAGGTCGCTATTCTTTGAAAAATAATCGTCTACTGTAAGGTTGTTTGCAGACTGATTAGTAAATGCAATACCCTGCACTCTTAAATAATTCTGTGTTGTTTCATCTAGATTTAGTGTTGTATCTGTTGTGTTAAAAATTAAGAACTCTGCCCCATAAGACCTTGCTCTAAAACCAGAAACAGCATACCCCTTTAATTTATTAAATGTTGGAGACAGTTCTGCGTACAAGGCTGGATAGGCTAGATCATATTTAAAGTTAAAAGATGCTGCTTCTCTCATGATTGTTCCAAACTCATCAAAGTACATGCTGAACTTGGGTGGCTGTGAAGAACTTACCCCAGTTAGGTAAGACGCCTGCACTGCACCACTCATTGAGTACTTTCTAAAAGATTCCTGAGCGTTGATTCCTGAACCTCCAAATACGTTTGAGATTGGAGTGTCTAGTTGAAAAGAAGTATTTTGGGAATAGTTATTAGCCAAAGCATAAATGTTTTCAAACATAACCCTAGAAGAACCTCTAACAAAAAGTGCAACATTGTTATATATCTTTAGTGGAGAATCGTCAAAGACTGTAGCAATAAGGTTGTTATTTAGGTATAAGAAAAACTTTCTTCTTGATCCAATATTCTGATACTCTATAGAAAGATCATAAACTGTTGGGTTCTGTTCTGCTGCGACCCTATATTGCCCAACGAAGTTTCCATCATCCACAATAATGTTAGCAATCCCCTCATAAAGTGTAACAGGAATTGCCTTGGTTGGTGTTGGATCCAAGTCTGTTGGTTTTTTTGCTTCTAACTTATAAAACAACACATCGTGTACATTTTGTCTTGATGAATCATTTACCTTTGTTGCATCTAGAGCAATTATCTCAAAGTAGTATCCAGCATTAGTCTTTGGATCAACCATGATGGCTAACCCTCCGCCACCTCCAGCGATTATAATTTTTTCATCAGCAGTTTTTCCTTGTACTGAGTATAGTTCTGTTGCGCCGACTGGGGTTTGTCCATTTTTTTCATTATCTTCAATTCTTCCGATAACTCTCAGCCTTGTTCCAAAGTGTTTAAAGTTATTTGAAAGAGGCTTATACACATAGGATAAAAAATTTGCTGGAGTATCTGTTGTTTTAAATCCAGCACCATTCATTACAAGCGCTGATGATTGTGTAGTCCCACTTTCAGTAGAACTCATTTTATTTATATTTGACTCTGAAATATATTTTGAAGCAAAATAATTTTTAATAATTCCATTTCTAGTTGTCTTACTAGCAAAAGTATTATTTACTCCAGCAGCAACATCTTTTATTGTTTCTGGAACTACCTGATCAAACTTAAATAAATACCTGGCATCCATCTCGACTCCACGGACATTGTCATTATTTGACCAGTGGTCACTTAGACCAGCAGGATGTTCTGACACTGCCGTTCCAAACTGTGCTCTTCCGTGCTTGGCAACTTCGCCATTTTTTAATTTAGTTATGCCATCTATCTCTTCATAGTTTGGCTCAGCATATATCCTTACTAGACCAGTAGGATATATTTTTCCGTTAAAAGGTAAAGACGCAAAGTATGTATTGTACTCGTCATGGCTGCTTATCCAAACATCTCCAGTTCCAGAAATATTATATTGAACAGCATCAAATTTTATAATCTCTCCATTAGCATAAAAGTACCCCTTGTATCTTCCAAGATAAAAAACTGCCTCTGCAAAATCCATAGTGTTATTAATAATTTTTCCATTAGATACTGTTGGGTATGCTGAAGACAATGTTGAGTTTAAAGGAATAGCACTCAAAGAATAGGTTGAGTTGTTTTCTACTTCCTGATTTACTGACTTGATATTTTGATTACCAGATACTTCCCATAGTGGCACTGGCTTATAAATATACATTCTTTCTTTGGCAAGCATCATTGCTGCCTTAATTGTTCCTACAGTTTTTTGTATGTGTCTTGTAGTATAAGATATCTGACCACCATTATAGACTTGGCTATCTTGACTTGTTAATTCCATGATATTTGTAAGTTTGGTTTTTGTATCTTTGTTTTTAACTATGCCAACTTGTGAAGAATCAGAAGATCCGTATAGAGTCAGGTCTGTGGGTCTCTGTGCTGCTGTGGGCATAATATAGTCTTTGCTCATCATTACAAAATTATTGTATTCGTCAAAGAACATTGCTGTTTGTGTTGATATTGCTAAGTCTTGAAGAATTTGAGCAACGCTTTTGTCTGGTGGAATAAAGAAGTATGGAATAACCATCTCAGACTCGCCTTCAACTCTTTTAAATACATAGTTAGAAAAACCAATAGAGTCTAGAAGTAAAGATACGGCAGCACTAACAGATGTGTTTGTAGACAAAATCTCTGGGGCTGTTTGAGATTCAAAATAGAAATAAAGATCTCTTAGGTCTAAAGAAACATCCTTTGATTGGTTGTTTATTTTAGGGAACCCATCAGAATACATCGTCTTTATAGGAACATAGTAATCTATAAGTTTTGCATCTGTTAGAACTTCGTAAAGTTTTATTTGAATATTTTTTATATTTTGATTGGCAATAATGCTCAGTGAATTGTTTTTATTAAAAGCATCATCAAAATCAAAGAAGTTAATGTTTCCAGTGGAGGCAAGAAGTTGTCCTACTGGCATTCCGCTTTGTCCCAAATCTGAAGCGCTCTTATTTAAAGAGAATGAAATTACTCTGTCTGACAGGTCTGCAGTAAGCCTAGGAGAAAATTCAATCAAGTCGAAGGATGAATCAAACTTCTTCATGCTATCTACGACAATTCTAATTCCAGAAATATACTCAAACTCTTTATACTTCTTTTCTCCCCTTACTGTATAATTTGTTGGGTCTACCAGTTCAGTGACAAAGTTTGTAAAACTATCAACAACTGGCTCTTCAAATTTCCAGCCATAGTCTGGTACAAATATCTTCCACTCATCCTTATACCAAATATGGTATTCTCCTATGTCCCCTGTGTTTTCAACAATAAGGAATGCATCTCCCTCTCTTGTTCCAACTGGAGGTCTAAGAGTTATTGACGATAGTTCTCCACGATAAACAAACACTTCAGCATAAGCCTTGGGCAATCTTAATCCATAGGCTAATTCAACATAGCCATCAGACTGGATTATTGGGGTTCCGTCTTTTCTTTTATCTTGATCAGTAAATGAAACTGCATCCACCCAGTTATTATTTTTTAATATCTGAACTTTCCAAACACTTGGAGTAGTTTGATTTAGTTCCCCAAAGTATGGGTCAGCAAAAGATCCTGACTTGTTTGTATATCTTCCAGAGTCAATATCTCCAATGTTTGTTTGCATCTTTACAACAAGTCTATTTGCTGGTACCTCTTTTTTATAAACAACAAAAGGAGCAGCATCTTCAATTGAATGTCTACCATTTATTGTTTTATTAGAAGTTCCGTACTCTATTCCATTTTCAGTTCTAAAAGATGTCCAATACTTAAATGGGTCATTCTTGTCTGCCATATAGTATCTTGGCTTTCTTGCCATGTTGATGTCTGGATTATGCAAGAAATTTACGCCCTTAAGAAGTCCCTTAAATACTGCCTTGTTAATTCCAGATCTTGGTCTAAATGGTTTAAGGCAATCTTCAAGAGAATAAAGTAGTTTTAGTTTTTCTTTTTTAGAAATAAGTGTAAATGGTAAATCATTTTCATCAATACCTCCATCTACAACTACATCCGCATCTGTTGCTCCATAGTAAAATGCTGGGGAAGAAATTTTACTTTCTAGGACAAATGTATTTGGAATAGTCCTATAGATAGATCCAGGATCGTTTGGACGGTATCTATAATTACCAACTGTTAAAATGTTTGAATAGATGTTCATGTTCCACTCAGCAATAACTACTGACTTAGTTCTAATAGATGAACTTGTCTCTATATGATTTAGTAGATCCTTTTCTTGAAACATTACGCCTCTTCCAGTGTTAAAGACACGTTCCAAAAATCAAAGTTCAAGCCACTTCTTTTTTGAACTGAATAACTAAAGTCTGTAAAAAACATTTCAATTACTTCATTATATCTATCTGTGTTTGCGAATCTTTCATCCTGGGTACTGGTCTCGTACACATCTTTAAAGTTTGTATATTTGTCATAGGCAAGGTATACCCAGAAAGACCCAGTGTGATTTTTATACCAGTCAAGAAGTTCTACTCCTCCTGCTCCACCATCTGTTGTAAACTCTAGTGGGTTTAATCTTGTTTCAGTCTTTAAAAGATTTGGATTGCCGTCAACATCAAAACCAGCATAGGTATCTAGCGCTCTTGATGGAAGCATTTCCCAGGATACTGTTAATGTTAGTTTATCTGCAGTATGATAAGATCTCATACGGCCATTGATCATTCTCTCCCGTTTTTCAATTCTAACGGTCTTAAAGTCTATGGGGGACCTATTGTTATCTGAAAGTATTATGAACTCGCCATAGCCATCTACAGAGGCTCCTACTGACCCAATCTCGTCTCCTTCAGGGATGTGAA